CAGTCATTGAGAACGGCATCTGGGTGTCCTTGCACAAAGGTGTTGGAACCGCGGTAATTAGAGATCCGACAACCCGAATACTCACGTGCCATCCAACCATCTCCAGTGGCATCATAGCCAACAAGACCCAACCACCGATCCGGGTAGTTGCCACCAACGCTTTTGACAGCCTGGAAACCTTCACACTCGATGTAAACTGAGAACTTGCCCGGAGAGCAAGGTATCAGTACATACGGAGTTGCCGATTTACCAGTGTTGGTAGCATAACCAGCGCCAAGATTGACACTGGTCCAAGACTCATCCGTCCACCTGTACAACTTCACCATATTCAAGGGACGAACGTCGATAAAATCATCATGCGTCTTACTTGAAATCTGAGAAGTTGGGACACCCTCATAACCCCAGAAACGGGGAGAAGGTTCAGGTGTAGGACCCGGAGCGGGGGGTGGTGGAGATGGGAATGGAGGAGGCGGGCCGGGGGGAGCTTCGCTTACCTATTTGTAGGTCAGGAAGTGGACAGTCATACGGATGACAAACTGCCCGGCAATAGAGGAATCTCCATTGCCCTCGTAGAGTAGCCAGACCTGATCCAAGGATGTACTTCTCATCGCTATTCCAGAGAGCGTATTCCCAGTAAAAGACCGGGAAAAGTTCTTAGAAACAGGGAAAGAAATCACCTTGGACGCAACGGCACTCTGCGAACATCCTGTATCCCACTCGATCGCAAACGCACCGGCGGTGGTCGAGCTGGCATTAGTGACGTACGATACCAAAATCTGGGAGATGCGATAGTTATGATAACTTTTCATCACACCATTCGAGAAATTCGCGTATTGCGTCAGGTTTGGGCCAAACTTGAGCACACCTTTGGAATTTGCCTTCAGATCATTCACGGTGAATGCAAACGTCTGAGCCATAGGAGAGTTCATAGAAGAAGTAACACGAGGGCCTCTTCTTCTAGGAGCTCTACTAGGACCAGCAGTTGAAGGCAAAGTTCGGTTGCGTGGACCACGGCGAGAACGGCGGTTACTATTACTATTTCCAGCATTGTTCATTTTATCCCTATTGGATTGTGCTTGTCTAGCTTTGAATGCAAGAAGTGGTTCGTTAGGTTTGCGAGTTAACATTGAGTAAGATCGCTTGCAAAAGAGGTGTCAATCTCTTTACACCACGGGGTTCGATACAGACCGCAAGGTCGTCGAAGTACCGCTCGACGGTGACCTGAGTCACAGGGTCAACCCCGAATGAACGCCAGAAGGAGAGCCGGTTCTCTAAAGTCACCGGCTCCTCTTGATACTCGCGCTTAGTACCAAGACGTTCATCATTCCCGAATTCTATGACACGACGCAAGTAATCATCACTCACTTTCTTAAAACCAGACCCACGGAACAAACAACGGTGGTAAGCCTCAAGTATAGGTACTCCTGAATTTAGAACCAACCCACATTGGGCAGTAGCACTCATGAATGACTTCACATCCTCTTTCGAGACCATCGAAAGAAGTGAATGCGCATCCTTAGCGATACTATCCGGTCGTCGCACCATCCTCCACTTCCCACCTATACAGACGGGACGAGACTGGCAGAACTCAAGTTTCTCGAGTTCGTAGACCGGGGATTCTATAGTCATGGAAAACCCATACTGAAGGAACCAGTCGTTAATTCCGGCGAACTTACCTTCGTCCTCCTTCTCACAGATAATCACGCAATCATCACCATTATTGCAGAGTTCAGCGCGGACTCCAAGCTCTCGGAAGTAATTGTGCATCATACCACACATAACAAGTTTATTTCCCATGGAGGTATTGATGTCGCCTGACATGCGATGCCCTTTGACCTTAAACTTGAGAACCTTATCCTCAACAAAGAGCTTGATGTTATTATCGCATTGCCAGTCCAGTAACATATCGAACTCAGCATCTCCAAATACCAGCTTGTAAATGGAATGTTCCCATTTTAAAGCTGGTAACGAGACATGCTGATCGAATCTACTGGCGTCGACACCAATAGCCACAGGGGAATTAAACTTGTTCCACTTCTTAGCAATGATACGACCAACAGAAAAACTATCGTATCCGCTAAGAACGGTCGGTGATTCAAACACCGAATCTATGGCATGCATAAACTTCTTTTCATTGAACTTGAGCCTCCGACCGACCTCCACATTATAGCGCTTCGAGCGTGGACAGATGAGTCGGGGGGCGATCTTCTTACACATCAAATGTTTCTCCATCTTGAGAAACGCAGTTACAAAACTGTCCCTAACATTAACAGGCTCGTGTCTCAGCGACAGCACAGCTCTAATATATGCTGCCCTCTTGCTAGAGCTATACGTCATAGCAAGCTCCATCGGAGAATAGGTTTTACAATATCCTACCTTGGAAACAATAGCATCACGGAAGTAATTCAACT